TTTACCTTGGTTAAGTAATTGTTCTGCTATTTGTAATGCTCTGTCACGAGCATCGGTGTCTAACGCAACGTAAATATCATTTACATTACTTGTCAATAATTTTGTATATAATGCGGTAGATACACTCTTTCCAAGGATAGGAATAGCATTTCTACGTATTGCAATTGCATCAAATACTCCTTCACAGAGGATAATAGGAGCATTCCAATTTATAAGGTTGTCAAAAAATATTATGTCTTTTGAGGCTTCTGGATTCTTATACTTAAAGTAGTTTCCGTCATAAGCTCTTGCAACAAAATAGTTGAGCTGATTGGATCCAGAATAGCTTGGTATAATAACTCGGCCTCCGAACTCTCCAGTTGTGGCGTAACCAATCTGGTATTTAATAAAATCATTGTCGGTAAGTCCTCGTTCATATAGATACTTTTTTACCATATTTGCTATAACCGAAGTAGAAGAGGCTTGGTATAGCGGTTGATACTCCTTTGGTAGTTCTACTATAGATAGTCCTTTGTACTCTATTTGACTACCTTTTGGTAGGTATTTTAATATTTCGGCGGCTTGTTCTCTAGGAGTTTTTAACTGCTTTAAGAGAGATCTAATAGTCCGCCCTCGTGTTTGACATACCCAACATTCCCAAGGATTATTCCCCTCTTCGTTAGTTGCCAGATTAATTTCTAATTTAGGTTTACGGTGATTGCAGAAAGGACAGTGAAAGGCGTAATTTTCACGTGCACGCTTTTGTCCTTTACCTAGAATATTTTCCAGGCCTGCAAGTAGGAAAGTATAATCCATAAAAAAATCCGTAACTATATTACTATAATATACGGATTATAATTTAACGAGACAACTTTTGTTATTTAATCTCGAATTTTATATCTGGGTATATATCTCTTTCCCCAAGGTCTGAGTCATACCAGTTGCTTGAGTTTGTAATTTTGCCTCCGTGTCGTTTGATAATATCTTCTACTTTTTTCCAAGCATCTTTAGGAAGACTATTTTTATGTAAGAAAGATATTTTACCTGATTTATTTATAATTCTAACATGAGGTTTATACTCTGCTAAATGTTTTATTAAGTCTCCTTTTACTTTAGATTTAAGATCTACATTACTATCTGCTTCGTTTACTCTTAAAGCAGCGTGAAGTTCTTCCATAAAAGGTTTGATATTGTGAGGTCCATATTCGTCTTTTAGTATATGAGCTACAGCTTTAGCAAATACTCCATAATGCATGCTATCATCTATTGAAAGAATAGCATCGTTGATAGCTTTAGCAGCAGAAGCTACTTCGTTATTTTCTTCGAATATGAGATCTTTTAATTTCATTTTCCTTGTCCTCTATAGAGTTTTTTATAATTTCTAGAATTTTTATTCTTAGAAGTTTTTGTTTTTGCTTCAATACCCGGCCTACTTTTTTTCGGCTTTCTATTATACGAACTTGAATTTAAAACTTTAGCCAATTTTTTTAATTCTAACTTTTAGGTTATCTGTTCCTTTAATTAATCTATGATAAGTCTCTTTAGGTATAAATATCTCCTTTTCTATGGTCCTAGGGATATCATTATCTAATTGAAATTTCCAGTCTGTTTTTTGTAACGGGGTTACTATTCGATCTTCTTTATCTCTATGCCAAACTAATTCAAATTCTTGAACATCTTCTGAGAATGTTCTAATTTCACCTTCTTCTACGTACGGTCTAGACATCTAACTTAATTTGAATAGTAAGTTCGGTATCGGCAGGTTTAGGTAGCGGCTGGGCTAATTTACCGACGGCTATTAATTGGTCTGAATCGTTGTATAAACCTACTGTGGTAATGTAAGGCTGGAATACTGATCCTGTTACGTTATCTGCATACATACCGGATGGCTGTCCATACTTACTACCTGAATAATCTAATACTGTAGAGCCTGATTGAGCAGTAGGGTTTAAAGTATGATTAAACTCATAATCTGATATTTTTATATTATAGGTATAAGTATAAATCGGATTATTAGATTTAAAATCTATTCTTGAACCGGTACCTGCAGCTTCGCTTGCACTTAAAAACTGATAATGATTAAAAGAGGTAACTATAAGCTGACCATGAGAGTATATCGCATTTCCTACCCTATTCCCATTCTGAATTAGATTTCCTTCTCCGTCGTCTGTTATAACTAAACCTGATGGGAAACTACCATAGGAAAAACTTGAAGAGATTAATATAGAAGACGGTTCAACATAAACTCCATATAGGCTTTTAGGAATAGAAATAGCTATACCTTCCCCGGTAGAATCTAACGTACGAGAACCGGAATACCCAAAAGAAGATTGTATGTAATTTTCAAAACTTCCTGATTGTTCTATTAGTCCCGATCCGGTATTAAAGTTAGAATAGTACAGGTGTTTGATACTATAATAATTTAATAGCTTATTAGACCCGGTAGGTATACTAAAGTCGGAGGTATAGTAATACCTATCGAAATTTGTTATATCGTCAAGTTGTTGTGACATTTACTACCAGTATCCTGAAAAGTTAGAACCTCCGCCAAGACTCTTCCAGTAGCGGCCAATATTACATGACCAATATCCTGCTTTAGTCTTATCTTTTTTCTGAGAGCATTTATGACGTGCTGCAAAAGAAGCTCTTGCCCCTCTTTGTTTTATTTTAACTGAAAGTCCAGTATCTCCAAATGATACTTTTTTAACGTTTTTAGTTTTTGGGTCTCTAACATAAACGTAGAATTTTTTAGAACCACCACGCTTCGGTTTATTTAGCTGTACTTTCTTACCTCTATATTCTGCTTCTGGGATATAGTCTACAGATGCTTTTAATATTTCAAAGCCGTTATAATCAAAAGTTTCGTTTTGAAGTTTAACAGCTTTTCTAAACTTATCCATATTGATATTAGCTCCAATTGATTCTACTAACTCTTTAATATAATCAAAATCAATCATTTCTTCAATAGAAGCTGCTTCATCAATCATCTCATCATTTTCGATCATCTCATCGATGATACATCCAACCTCAAAAAGTGGATTATACGAAGGTGAAATCATAGGAAGATCTAAGGGAACTTTCATTCCATTATACTCTCCATATTCTCCAATGTCTGTAGTTTCTAAAAGCTCTACATCTTCTTCAGAGAGTTCGATGTCTCCACTCTCGTAAGCTTCTCTTGCTTCAGCGAATAACTCAACAAAAGAGTCTGATGAGTATCTATAGACGTGTTCATGTAGAGATAGGTTATTCTCTAAGTGGTATTGGAGAGATGGATATCCTACTACTTCTCTAAGTTTTATCATAGTTAAAATCTTTTCGGTAAAATTTAGCTAGGATGTTATCGTTAATATATTCATTATGTTCTAACACCTCTTTTATAAATAGATACTTACACTCAAAGTAAGTAAGTAGCTTTTTTGTCGGTACAAACTCTAATATCTCTCTACTAAACTCTTCCTGCTTACCTTCTTTAATAAGAGTTTTTATTTCTTCATGGGAACCGTAATACGTTTTCCAATCCGATTCTTTTTGTACCTTACGTTTACGTTTCTGTCCTTTTAAAGGAGGTAACGTTCTATTAAATGTAAGAACTTTTTTTCCAATATACTTACGTCCGGTTGGATTATGAATGACTTCATAAATAAATCCAAAACTATTCTCTGGTATTTCTTCGATACTGTCTATTTTTTTTCCTTTATATAACCACATTTTAATTTTTTTAATAAATTCCACATTCACCACCTGTTGTAAATTGAGTTCCATCCCAGAATCTCCAATCAATACCGTCTGAGTAGTACCCTGCAGTTGCTAGTCCTGTACAGTCTGGATTTCTGTATATGATTGTAGCTGAGGTGAATGGTCCGTCTAAGTATCTTAATGTCGGAGTATCAAAATCTGCACATGCTTCAGGGAAAGAAGCTCCAGATCCTAATAACTGTGAAGGGCATGTTGGGGTTGGGGTAGGTGTTGGAGTTGGAGTATTAGTAGGGGTAGGGGTAGGTGTTGGTAGACATGCTGCACAGTTTGCGTATGAGGTATATCCTGCGATATCTCCATCTAGCCCGTTTCCTCCAGTGTTAGAATACTCGTAGCAAGTTGTTCCATCAGATAGTACCTGGTATGATATTGGACTAGAAGACAGCACTTCTAAGGTAGCTCCTCCAGGATTATTACATTCAACGAACACTCCGTAATATATTATAGGAGTCGGTGTAGGAGTTGGTGTATTGGTAGGAGTCGGTGTTGGGGTGTCAGGTACTACTGTAGGTGTAGGGGTGTTGGTAGGTGTTGGGGTTGGTGTAGGTAGACATGCTGCGCAACTAGCATACGATGTATATCCTGCAATATCTCCATCTAATCCACTTCCTCCAGTATTTGAGTACTCATAACAAGTAGTTCCATCGAATAGTATTTGATATGAGATTGGACTAGAAGATAGTACCTCTAAAGTAGCACCTCCTGGGTTATTACATTCAACGAACACTCCATAATATGTTATAGGAGTAGGAGTAGGTGTGGGGGTATTAGTAGGGGTATTAGTAGGAGTTGGGGTAGGGGTATTAGTAGGAGTCGGTGTGGGTGTGGGTACAGGGTCACATGTAATTCCTACTCCATCTGTATCGTAAGTGTTAAATAGTAAGTCATAAACTGCTACAAAATAAGTTCCGTTGTCTAAATTAGAAGCATTCCCTGTACCGTTATACGTATTTGGATCATCAGGATCTAATGGAGGTAGTGTCCCTATATGGAATTTATAATTACCTGAACCGTTTGTGGCGGTAAGGTTTATATATCCTGAGCCTTCAAAATCTACGCAATCACTATCTATAGAAAGTATTGGGCTAGGTTGCGGTGTAGGGGTTGGTGTGTTGGTAGGGGTAGGGCTAGGGGTTGGTGTAGGAGTTGGTGTATCGGTAGGGGTAGGGGTAGGGGTAGGAGTGGGTGTAGGGCAGCCTGATGTTGGAGTAAATGTATTAGTAGTAGTATCTATAAAACCTGTCCAAGCGTTATCTACGATATTCCAGTAGATAGTAGGATCTGTAAATGGTGCTGTACCGGTGTCTATACCGGTAACTGCTTGTCCGTTTTGTAGATTGCTTACTCCAATCAATCTAATGCCGTAGTAAACCCCAGGTAAGCTACAGTCTTCAACCTTAACGTCTTGAGATACCGGTGTAGATGTAGGGGTAGGAGTTGGTGTTGTAGGACAATTTGTCTCTCCTACTACTATCTGTAAGTTACTTGTTACCGGTGTTGCTCCTGTTGTTACACCCATGTTATTGTATACGTAGTATTCTGGGCTTGGACCACTAAAGTCCACATACCTCTGATCTGTTGCTGGGTCTGATCCTACATTCTGGTAAACTGTAGTTCCTCCGTCACACGCTACAAAGCCCCACAATGGTACCTGTGTTGGTGTAGGAGTCGGAGTAGGTGTCGGTGTACCACAAGCTACTACTTGACCTACAACTCCGTTAGATCCAATTCTATAAGACTCTGTTTGATCAATATTTACAAAATACCTATCTCCTCCATTAAGCTCACTACCAGGTCCATTTGAACTAGTATAGAATATATCTCCAACGGTTACCGGTAGAGAGCTAGAGTTAATATATGTACTACCAAATATAGTCGGTTCTTCGTCGCTACAGGCGTCGTTAGAAGTCAGCCATCCAGTACCATCAGCTAAATCTGCGTCTAATCGATAGAATACGTAAGGGTTCGGGGTTGGTGTTGGGGTTGGGGTACCTACTCCACTACAGATTTGCGCTAAATCAACTACGCCTGAATTTATTCTAAGTGCATGAGTAGCTGCTCCTACTCCGTCGGCGTCTGAGCCGTGGAAATTACCTGTTCCTCCAAATTCATTTCCAGGAGTTAAGTTAGAATCGGTATAAATAGTTTTTTCTAATGTAGTAAATGAATTTAAATTAGTTACAAAGTCACTAAATGACCCTACACTGGAAGTAACGTAAACTAAGGTATCTGGTAGATCTTGACATGCTTCATATTCTGTTGTATGATCTTCAAGGGTTACATAGAAGCTAACAGGCGGTACTGGGGTTGGAGTAGGTGTAGGTGTATCAGGTATTTCTGTTGGTGTAGGGGTTGGGGTAGGTGTATCAGGTACTGTTGTTGGTGTCGGTGTAGGTGTATCAGGTACTGTTGTTGGTGTCGGTGTAGGTGTGTCAGGTACTGTTGTTGGTGTCGGTGTAGGTGTGTCAGGTACTGTTGTTGGTGTCGGTGTAGGTGTAGGAGTAGATGTTGAGGTATTTATATCCGTTGCAGTTACTTCTCCTTCACAAGTTAATACCGGCGTACTTGTCGGTGTAGCGGTTGGGGTAGGTGTAGGGGTAGATGTTGAGGTATTTATATCTGTTGCAGTTACTTCTCCTTCACATACTAATACCGGAGTGCTTGTTGGAGTAGGTGTAGGGGTAGATGTTGAGGTATTTATATCTGTTGCAGTTACTTCTCCTTCACATACTAATACCGGAGTGCTTGTTGGAGTAGGTGTAGGTGTAGGGGTAGATGTTGAGGTATTTATATCTGTTGCAGTTACTTCTCCTTCACATACTAATACCGGAGTGCTTGTTGGTGTCGGTGTAGGTGTACTGGTAGGTGTGTTGGTAGGTGTAGGTGTGGGTGTGCTGGTAGGTGTGTTGGTAGGTGTAGGTGTGGGTGTAGGTGTGCTGGTAGGAGTCGGAGTAGGGGTTGGTGTAGCAAGAGGGTCTAAATAGCGATCAAAAAGAAAAGAATAAATACCGCTGCTGGTTAGTTCGTTTCCGGTGAAACTAAACTTTTTCTTCGCAGTATACGAAGTAATTGCGGTATCTTGATTCTTTAATTTTTTGAATGATCCCATTCATTAATAGTCAAGCTTAATACGAATAAGGGCTTCTTTTGTAAAGTCCTTAAGTAACGGTGTTGATAGTTTGGCTACCCCAAGTAGGTCATTATTGTCGTTATATAAACCTACTGCAGTAATATAGGCTTGAGGAGAATCAATCATAATATCATGAAGGAGTTCTCCAGAACCTGTTATATTAGACGGATTAGTAGAGTAGTTAAACTCACTATTTCTTGCTCTTACGAATACGTAGTTAGAAGTTAACGTTTCTTCTGAACGTAAAGTGAAAGTTGGCGCTGCTGGTGCGTTTAAAGAATCAACAAATAGAGATAAGTTATATCTTGAATCTACATTACTACTGCCGGAGATCGTTCCTATGTAAGAGCTAAGGCTTGCTCCGTTAAGGGCTATTACCCCGATATCTGGGTATAATTTGCCAAATTCAGTAGTTGTGCTTTTGACCAATCCTGCAGAGCCAGAGTAAATTGAGTATACTCTACCGGCATCGACAAAAGTGTCTACAGAAGCTGATAGGCTATTATCTGTTAATGTAATTTCGTTGGAACTATTTTTCAGTTTTAAAGTTACAGACCCGGGAAGTATTTTTTCCTTAAATCTTGATCTTTCTACCGAAATAAAATAAACAGGGTCTGGTGTAGTTTCGGTTCCTGAGGTATTGAAGGTAAAGTCTGTGTTTTCATCTCCGTTTATTAAAGTTCTAAACTGACCGTATACGGTAGAAGAATAAGATTTATCTGAGATACTAGAATCAAAAAGTAAAGATCCACTCCCTACTCTATTCCCATATGCTACAGAAAACTGTATTGCTGATGACGCTGAAGTAATAGGTTCGTGGTAGATATTATAATAGTAATTTCCTCCGTTAGCATTTATTTCAGTACTACTGGTATAGAACGCTGATAAAGTAGTTTTATTCCCGGTCCAAGCTGGGGCAGTAATAGAGTCTGCACTTACTACTATATCTTCCTGATCGAATCTTTTAAATGACATATCTTATTTAGTTATTTACTTTTATAATAGTAACAGGTATAGTAATTCTTGCTCCTGAGTCTCTACCAATAAGAGTAATTGTTGTCTGTAATTGGGATCTTGTACCAAAGAGGGTGTTAACTGTTGTAGCAGTAAGGTTAATAGAAGTTCCAACTACTGTTTTAGAAACATTAGTTCCTACTGTAGTTGATGTATTTAACCTTTGTACTTCTTCGGTATTTATCCCTACTCCTACAAAATTAGAAAGTACTCTTACATCCGCAATTGTAGCAGTATATCCTCCAGCTTCAAAAGTTGACGTAGCACCCAAGTAATTTAACGTTTGCGGTGTAATAGCTAAAGCAGCTCCTTGCTTAAGTCTTATAGAATTAAATCCAGCATCTAATAATGGAAGTTTAGAGGTACCTCTAGGAAGTGTGGTAAGTTTATACTTTAAAACTTGAGTTTCATCAGGAAATGCTTCCAGGAGTGGCATACTTTCAATAGCCTGTCCGTAAAAAGCCGAGCCTGAGGGATGCTGTGGATTATAAAGGGTATAGTCGATTTCATCATCTGCTAAAGCAAATTGAGTAATTTTGAAAGATCCGTCTCCTCTAGCAAGAAGTTCTCTTCCTTTTTTAGTTAGTACAGCATCTACTGTTACTACAGAGTTATTTAAAAATCCCATTTATTAAAGTCTTTAGTATAAATATATTATAATTTTATTTTTTATCAAACCGTACAGGTTTCTAATTCAAATAATAGTTTGCCTGTATCGTCAGCGTAGAACACCTGAAGAGTTTCCTGTACCCATAGCTTTCGATCTTTAATTCTGTATACCTGATTGCTTTCGGCGTTATATATAGTATCTCCTATTACAATTTCAAACTTAGTAGCAGTACTACTTACTGTTGCAGCCGTATTTGATGAATTTAAATCTTTTTTGTACGCACGTATTACTGTAAATGTAGTTTGAGAAGTAGATTGCGTAGTTATACCGACTACTTTCATAACCTCTCCTGAGGTTCCTCCTATTCGAATTATATCGTTTACATTTATATCTAGATACGTATTATACGTAATAACTGTATAGGATTCAGAATTGACTATTCCAGAAGCAGGTGTTCCTCCAGGCTCAGAGCTAGAAGCTGGTGCAGGGGTACCTAATGATCTATACCTAATTTGGGGAACTTCTTCTAAATTTTCGAAACTCACTGTTGCTTGGGAGTCAGGAGAATACAAAAGATCTTTTATTACCCTGTTGTCTACTGATTGAGAGCATATAAGTTGATCTGTAGTATCTGCCCCGTATGTTGATCCTTTAAACGATATTGCTGAAAATGCCGGGAGTGTTCCGTAATCAGATGTTGAAGTTTTTGTACCTTTGTATCTAGCGTTTGCTAGCCCTGTATCAGTGTGATTTGATTCTGCGAATCTGGCTGGAGTTCCAGTTCCTGATAGTATATTCTCTATATTTAAAGGTACTATTTGATCATCCGTTCTATCTACATCAAATATAAACGATGTAGTACGTGTACCTTCATGATTGATTAAATTTCCAGAGCTATCTGTAATTTTACCTAAAGTATTTCCTAATATTGCGTTGTAGTTATTATACGTGAATGGAATAGGTTCTATAAAAGGAGTTAAAATTACCGATGTACATTCTCCGGTTCCTATATTATCAGCCTCTATATTAAAGCTTGCAGGTGATATACTGTAAAAAAAATGATCAGAGTAATCTGTAATTCCGGAAATAGTTAGCTCCGTGTCTTCTATCGTAATAGACTTAGCTTGTTGAAGGGTATATCTAAAATCTGTTCCTGAACAGTTATATTTACTTACTGTAATCCCCCAGACGTTACTTCCCCCGGAGATGAATAGTTCTATTTCTCCTGCTCCGGGGTCAGTTATTTTAAATTCATTGAAGGTCATCTAATAGTTTTCTAACAAACTTCAATTTGCTGTACAGTACCTAAATTATCGATTCGGTACACTTCATTTAGAGGTGGGTGTTTAAACCATTCGTTATTACCCTGAAGTTCGTTCCCCGGGCCATAAGTGCCGGCATAGAATACATCACCTACCGTAACAGGAAGGGAAGCGGATTCGATAAGTATAGAGTTAAATGATGATCCGGACTCATTACAAGCATCAGTAAAGTTTGACCATCCTGTAGGATCAGTTCCTATTGAACTAGAAGCTCTAAGCTCATAGAATACCTCTGGTATCGGTGTTGGTGTTGGTGTTGGAGTAACACATGGATATGCTAAATCTACAACACCGCTACTTACTCGTAGAGCATGTGTACCGGCGCCTACGCCATCAGAATCTGCTAAGTGGAAGTTTCCTATTCCTCCAAATTCATTTCCTGGAGTTAACCCGTTATCCAGATAAATAGTTTTTTCTGCTGTTGTAAAGCTTACAAGATTGTTAACAAAGTTAGTAAATGAACCTACACTAGCAGTTACGTATACTGCAGTTCCTGGTAGGTCTCCAGCACATGCCTGCCCTTCAGATGAGTAATCTTGATCTTGGATGTAGAATTGAATTTGTGGTGGTTCCGGTGTAGGGGTTGGTGTCGCAGTAGGTGTTGGTGTTGAAGTACCGGGTACCGGTGTAGGTGTTGGGGTAGGTGTGTCTGCAGCAGGTGTTGGTGTTGGTGTAGGAGTTGGTGTAGTGGAGATTGTATATGTACCAACTAATTCTCCTGAGCATACTCCGTTTTCAGCGGTTACGGTGAAACCGGTGGTTTCTTCTACGTCGTGTGTGTAGGTATATCCATTTTCGAGATCCGTTTTAGATACT